CCATACATATCCCATCGCTTTTTACCACTTTCAGAGAACTTCTTTTTATTCTCTTCAGAGTGTTTCATACCAAGTGCAGGTTGTCTTCCTGCCCTGGCTTTCCGTAATTTAGCTTTATGTTCTTCCCAATCTTTAATTGGAAAATATGATTCACCACCATCCAGAATGTTTAAACATTTCTTACCAGACTCTCTGTAAGCCTTGATTAAATTTCTTTCAGCTTCTAATAAATCTTCTTCAGTTTGGAACACTGAAATTAAAATAATTTCAAACTTATCAAAACCATATTTACGCATCATACAATACAGTGGTGTTTTGTCACCACGTTTACATGCATGCTTATGGGTTTGATATCTTTGTTTTAAACTATTTCTTGTTATTCCAACGTATACAGCATCATTTATGCTGTTACGAATCTCATACAATCTCATAAACATCTCCTAATTTCTTAGGAGGTCGGACTATATCATCTTCCTTATAGGAAGCTGCGCGCTTCCACATCACTTGATGTGTACTCCCTCTCGGGATAGTCTCTGAACCTTCCTACTACCTAATACCATAGTTCCACTAGGTTTTAGACTGTAATAGGCTTGGATGCTGATTGGCATAGCTCATCGCCTTAGCGTTCCAGCAATTCACGCAGTTATTCAATGTAGGTTACCCTACAAGGCTGCCATTAATTAACAGTAGTGACATTCTTAGGTCGAGGAGTTCCAAGCTCGTCAGCCATTCCGAAAGCTCCAGCAATTGCAGTTCGTTGCAATTCAGAGTAATCGTAATCTCCGAGGTCAGGTCTTTGTACAATACCTGTGAGGCCCACTCCACAAAGTCGCAGGAACTCGTTATTGAGATGCCATGCTTCTTGCAAAACTCCATCAAGGAGGTTAACGCAAGTTTGTCGATAATTGGCGCGAGCTGCAATATGCACAGCTCTTCGTAGTCCGGCAGAATCACCTTTAAATTTAGCAACATCTACTTCAGTCAAATTACAGAAGGATTTGTTGCCAAGGAGAATTTCAGCACAAGGGTTAACTCCTTGGAACCATGGGGCACGTTTGCGGGCAGACTGACCGTTGATGAAACCAGGTTCAGACCCGCCGCTTTCGACCATGAGCTTAAAAATTCCATTAAGCTCTTCTCGTGAGGGCTTGAATCTAAATACCAAGCTGTTATTAGATTGTGCCCGTTGGATGTTGCCATTCCAAAACTCCTTTTTAGCTACCGCGAATTCGGCCCACTCATCTTCTCCATACTCGAATAGAGCAATTTCAGCACTACGCCGAGAAGACAATACAGTGCCAAGCCAATTAACCAGATCAAGAATGTCAATGCGAGACAGCAGACTACCAGCCCGACGATTGAGGATTTTAAAGATGGCTTCATACGCCGTAGCGAGACTAGAATCTCCTGAGCAAATCCATCCATATCCTTTTAGTCTTTCCCCTGCTGGACGAATCTGCGAGAAATCGAGTACAAGTTTACGGGCGGGAAACTTATGAGAGGCCAGCTTACCGATGGACTTAGCCCAGGCTTCTGCTGAGTCACCAACTCGGATTGTCCACACGCCTGTTTCTGCGTCGTAGGTTTCTGTGTTGTGTTGTTCACCGTCTTTATCAGTACGTGCAGAGCGAATAATCTCTAGGGATTCGATGGGCTTCTGGAAACCAGTGAGCTGTCCAACGACAGGTCGGAAACCAACTCCGCAGCCTTGCATGAGGAGCCAAAGGATGTCAACTACGTCGTAAACAGTTTCGCAGTTTGTGAAGCTACAGTTGAACTGAGAAGCTTCTCTTCGTTTAGCTACATCTGTACCACCTAACCAAAGTGTGCGCCCAGACATTAAAACCTTACGAGATAACATTAGTTCTCGTAGTTCTTTTAGCTCTTGTTCTTGATACGCAAACAGTTTGTCATCTAGTTGACGTTCCCATAACCATTTCTGATGGGAAATAACTCTATCTACTGTCTCTTCAAAAGTCTCAAACTGAGAACCTTTATTATCCTTAGGACGATTATACGTTCTGCGGAGGATTAGTTGTGATCGAAGGCTTTGAGGCCAATTTTGCATAAAAATTTCCTACTTTTAAAATTTGATCGGGGGTTGCATTTTGTTTAATCCTATTCGCTAAGGTAGAAATAATTAAAACATTACCTTTAACGTAGCCAAGTTCAGGAATAATTCTGTCAAGGCTAGGGCTATTTTCAGAAGATACTTTATTACCAAAGTTACGTTCCAAAGGAATACCTAGAACTGGACAGTGGCTTGGGATATTCATAAAATCTTCAATTGTAAGATTGAATGGAATATTCTTTTTTAAAGCTCTTGATTTAATCGAGGAGAGGTGTGAGTAATGACAATTGCTCTGTTGATACTTCTTATAAGTATCTGGATTTCTTGTCTCCATAACAAGTTGTGATGAGCAAGATTTACAGTAGTATTGTAATCCGTCTTTTCTATTTTTATTCTTTGAGTAAAGATCAAAGTGTTTAAATAGATTACACTTCCCACACTGCTTAGTCTCCATGATTAACGATTATCTCCTGATCCTTGAATAGTGTTATTATCTTTACGTCCAGAGAGCTTTACAATATTACCAGCAGCAATATCCTCAAGCGTATATCCATGATCCAAAGCTACAGCAGCTACGTTCCATAGAATATCTCCTAGCTCCTTCTTTACGTTCTGGTCATAGTCCATCTTACGACCATCTCGCATTGCCTTACTAATAAGGCTATGTAATTCTCCCACCTCAGCAGAAAGGCCCAGAACAGCGTATTCTGGGCTTGCAGATGGAAGACGGAAGCTCATAGCCTCAATTTGATATTCATTGAGGCCTAGTCCTGTGTAATTAGTTCCCATATTTCTCTTTCAGGTATTTCAGCGTAATAGGCATTGGCTCAAAGCCACCGCCACGTACATCATTAAGCATAAGTACACCACGCCAGTGTTGGTTACCTTGTGGTCCCATGTAGTCTTCATCGTGCTCATAGCAGCTTCCTGCAATGATTGACGTAAGGATGGTGCCATCTGCCTTATAGCCAGTGTGTAGCTGCAAACCTTGTTGGTGACCTGCTACACAGCTCATATGCTGCTTGTTTAGCTGCGCCGCTGCGGAGACAGCAGGGCGACCAGCAACACCAGTGACGAAATAGTGGCTATATGCCACACCGTCGATAATGACACGTTCGAGGAACGGATGGACTTTCCAGCCATATGCTTTATAGTGGAGGTCATCAAGAGAGAGTACACCTTCTAATTTGGGATCGTTTTCAACGGCTCGTGTGATTCGATGGCAATGATTCCCTAACAGCATAAACATATCTGGACTATATACTTTCTTCTTATTTGCCTGCTGCCGGCCTTGCAGTTCCCAAATAGGTTTCATAAAAGCATTCATAGCTTCCTGAACAGCAGCAATGTCGTTTAGGTAGCGCCTCCCTTCAAAGGACTTCTTCCCAACATCGTAAGAGCTAAGAGATGGCATATCTGCAAAATCTCCTAGGCAAATAATCTTTTCAGGCTGCTTCTCTGCAACGTATCTACCGATGCAGGTAAGGTAGTCAAAATTCACGCCCGGTTTTGCTTGAACGTCCGGCAGTATAAAATGTCGCATTATTGTTTATTCCTTTTATATTCACAATTTAGCAATACCTTATCAATCTGTTGCGTTCTTCGCTTGGACATATAAGGATATATTAACTTACAGAGAGATTTAACTTTAGCTTTGTTACTAATAGCCCATCTCCAAGAGGGCTTTGCATTAGGAAATGCTTTTTGCTTGGAAGGATAATTAGATTCCCAGATTCTCCCTGGTATTAGGCTATTGAGTCTAATGACTACATCGTAGTCTGTAGACTCCATCTGAATCTTAACAGTAAATGTAGAAGGCCTTCGCTTATCTTCATAGGTTCCAAAACAACCCTCTCCTTCTAGAATTCCTACAACCCAACCTAGATCAAATTCAGTCAAGATTTGCTGCATCTAATCTTGCTTTCAACGATACAGGGAATACTGGCATAATCAAATCTCTGATTTTTTCAGCAACAATTCTACTTTCATACTGCGTATGCTTATCCAAACGGAGGACTAACATATCACAAAAAGCACCTAATGTACCTGACCACCACCATTCCGTCATCATGTTTTGAGGGAGGAACATACGGGCATCTTCAGGGGCCATTCCTGTGCGTAGTGCATGTTCATACAACTGAAGCATCCTCTTTACTTCATGCCTGCCGATAACATCATCAACAAAGCGCTCATCAGAAGCCCCTTGCTTAACATTCTCAACCCGTTTACCCCAGGTCGCAGGGAAATAGAACTCAGGCTCTTCATCAACATATCGTCTACTCACCTCATTCCACGGGAGGAACTTGTGCTTTACTAATTGACGGGCTACAAAGAGGGGAGCCTTTACTCTGAAGCTACAGAAACTGTGATTGAAAGGGCTGAAGTGTTTATGCTTGGCTAGATAGTGGATCAGCTTTACATCGCGTTGTTGCAGAACAGGATTTGCGTCTGGATCATCATCAGGGTAGTTCCATTCACTTTCCTTACTAAAGCTCACCCTCGCTGCATTAACAACATCTAAGTCATCCCCCCATCGTTCAGGGTGAATAGCTGTTACTTGAATGTCAGATACCTTCATGTTTACTCTCTAACTCAATCAACAGTTCAATGTAATGCTTAGCTTTCTCAAGATCAGCAATACCATTCTTACTACGCCACCGAGATACATACTTGATAACATTCCCCTCCAAGAAGGGGATGTTATTTGCATGAATGTATTCAACAGGCTGGATAGGCATATCCTTATAATGCCTACCCGCAATTTGTTTCTCTAATGCGCTCATTGTTGAATGAGGTGGAAACCACGCTCTTTCATCTGTTGCATGAATAGAGGCATAAGCTGTTCACGTTCTGCTGAAGGAACTGCTTTGAAATAGCCTAGAATAAGTCCAGCACCATTAGGACTGATTAGATTATTCTTACAATGATCTTGCGCCATGTTTGCTAGTACAACAGCTCGATTACGATTGCGTAGAGCTACATCTTCAATATCGCTGAAGAGGGCGAAGCCTTTGAATGTGTCTTTATTATTCTGTAGATTTTCGTTGTTCATTTTCTTCCTTAGTTAAATACTTGACTGCGTTAGTTAAAATTGTAGGGTTGTCTTTTAGAAGACCAATTCCCCTATTACATTCGTTACAGAGTAGTCCCCTGACCCGCCCTGTTGTATGGCAATGATCTACACAAAATCTTTTCCATTTACCAGTTTCTGTATCCGATAAACAGATGGCACACTTACCGTTTTGAGCAGTAAACATTGCATTGTACTCTTCTTCAGTAATACCATACTTGTCTCTAAGCCAGTATTTTCTTTGACGAGTTTTACAGTATTCTTTATTTGCTATTTGCCAAGCTTTCACAGCCTCAAGAACTTTATTAGGATGGCGTATTTTATATCTCTGACTCTTGGTCAGCAATTTCCATTCATTTTCAGAATATCCATAGATACCCCAGTCTTCAATTTTCTTTGGCATATCTTTGTTGATTCTCTTGAGCTGTTACGCTTTTATGGCAAGGGATGCAGAGAACTTCTAGATTGTCCTTCTCACAAAACATCCTCTCAACTACGCCATCCCAAGAATCAAATCCAGATACAGGAATCACTGGCGTAATGTGATTGACCTGTACTTCCTTAGCAGGAAACTGTTCGTGACAAGCATTACATTCATAATGTTCTGCTAGTCTACCAGTTTTGGAATTGATCTTCTTTCCTCTCTTAGCTGCGTTCAACACTTCGTATTTAGGGGGCCATCTCTGGCTTGCTGAACGAAGCGCACTCTTAACGAACGAATGGAAACGAGCAGTAGTCCATTGTCCTGAGTTGTATGGTTTTACTCTGGAAACTGCCAAAGCACTGGTTCTCCATTTTCATGTAAGGAACGAGTCATCCAGAGGAGCCGCCCTTGCTCTAGCAATTCCTTATCTCCAGAATCCCCGTAGAAGGCCCTATAAGCCTCTCTAACGCGATTAAATGCGTCCTGTGTACCTGTGCTACCAAATAGGATTTCAAAGGCTTTAACAGGCCCACAATCTTCTAGTCCTGGCACTGTATCTACTGGGTCTCCAGTGAGACATTGCGCGTAGAAGAATAGGTCTCCGTAGCCTTTGATACTCTTCCTTTCTGCACTGATGCTAATGAGTCCAGGAGACTCCACCAACAGAGGGCCGAATTGAGGTTGGTTACCAAGCTCCCATCCATAGTGCCAACCGGGAACCTGTCTAAGGTCCTTGTCTCGTGTGCAAATGATGGTTTCGAGAGGGCGTTTTGTTTGCTCGATAGCCATAAGGTCATCGGCTTCGAGCCCTTCTTGCATTCGTACATCGTATACGGCCTTCATATAAGCTGTTAGATTTTTGAAATGGTATGGCTTAACTCCGGCTCGTTCCTTATAAGGTTTACGAGTAGCGATGTTGTTACGGAAGTTGGTATTTCCGGTGAGATAGAGGATTGGTGAGGCTGTCGTATTGATGATAGCCCGCATGTTATTAATCCTCATCTCCAACAACTCAGCTACGTAGTCGAAGGGCGGGAGGCCTTCAGGATGTGTTGCTTTCCATCCAGCCTCCGCCGCAAAGCCAATTTCATATCTCAGCACATCGGCATCAATCAGTGGCTGTAACACTTAGCTCGTTAATTTGTGAGTGGAGATGATTGATATATGCTGCTGTTAACAACCACATATGTCCATCGTAATTCGCGTCATAGTCGTATTCTTCATCATTCTCCTTCTCAAAATCCTTAATGAATTTGTCAGAGAAATCGTCAGGAATCATATCCCTAACTACTTTATAATTGTAGTATGCCATATCAATAAGGAGTGTTGTCTTCAGGATCAGGATCGAAAGGAGGGTCTTCCTTCTCAGGAGCCTTGTCTTCCTTCTTACCGCCTAGTAGCTTCTCAAGCTTGGAGCCCTTGAAGTTAAGGTTGCCCTGAATCTTCTCTTGAATCCACTTAGGGAAGCGATTGAAAACTTCCAGATCAGGATTATCAAGATCAAACACAGTGGCCTTGTTCACAAGCTCAGGACATTTCTCAGCGTCACGAGGACGCATAGCACTGATGGTTGCTACATTGTCATACACCTTATCACCAACCTTGTTGTTAACAATGGTGACATTACAAGGCAGACCTACGGCTTGAGCGAAATCACCCTTCCAGGCTTCGTCAGGATCGAACACCTTGTAACGTTGTGTGCTCTTGGCCTTGTCAGCGTATAAGCCATGGAATGGCAGGGTTTCACTAACCCACCGTGGCTTGTCCTCAATGTCATTACCCTTCTCGTCCTTCATGAATTCATCTACGAGTTCGTAGGTGAGACCGATCTCATGAGCAGGAGGCTTATCCTTTCCTTGATAAGGACGCTGAGGCTGTAGACCGAAGTCGATAAGTTGTACTAGACGAGAGGGATAGGTGCCAGCTTCGATGTTTGCTTGAGGGGCAAATTGCTTGCCACCACCATTCCCTTGAGGTGCTTTTAGAGCCATTAACGAATATCCACAGTTTGACGAACAAAACGACCACGTTGGTCACGATAGACAGTGATGCGTTCTACACCACCAATAGGGACAGTTTGCTCCCGGCTAAACATCATGTCTCCATACTCATTACGGAATAGACCGCGTTCACCAGCAGCTACAACACGACCACGCTGCTTCCAGCCATTAAATGTACATGCTTGCATGATTATTCCTTCCAAACACGAATTTGTTTAACTTCACTTGCTGCGAATACTAGTGTTTCACCTTCACTAGTAATTACAGCTACCCATTGCTGACCTACTTGATGACCGATGATGCCTAGGAAAGTTTGTGATCGACGTTCATCATCATCAATATATTCCCAGAACGTGATTGTCATGTTCTGCTTCTTGTCAACGACAGGTGCTTGTTCAACTGCCTTAATGTTCTTGTTTGCCATTATTTTCCTTAGTGGATTTCATACCAGTTTTTACCAATTGCCCCTTGTCCTTCGTGAGGGCATTTGATGTTGTAATACTCGCCAGCAAGACGAATTGCTTCTTCAGATATTTTCTTAACGTCCTCAGCAATTTCCTCCCGGCATTCAATTGTGTACTCGTCGTGGTACCAACATACTACGCCATAATCTTCACCCCAGATATACTTCTTTTCAAGTTCAGCGCAGAGAATAACATACGCTCTAGCCATATGAATGGCCTCATCTGATTGTAAGAGATAAACAAGTAGTTGGTGTTCTGAGCTAACCCGAATGGGACGCCCATCTAGTCCTGTAATTACTCCGTCGTAATACTCAATCCTGTTGAATTTTATGTTGAATCGTTGCTTGGCTGATCTTCGCCATTCTGCAGTGAGCCGTTCCATAAGAGGTCCGAGCCCGTCCAAGCCGCGATAGAGCTTAGCTCGTAAATCTGCCCCTGTGCCTGGAGGTTTTCTAGCAGTCTTAGCAAGCTTTGCATCCCCTCCGCCGAACAATAGACAGTAGATGACATTCTTAGCAATGTCTCTGGATTCAAGGTCTCCAGCTTTTTGTGTAAGTGTGTGAGGGTCTGTTCCATCTTCTTTCTTTCCCGCAACCATTGCATGAATGTATTGCGGATTGTTCATACGAGCAGCTAGCTGTCTTAGCTGGTTACCGGCAGAATCGGTTCCAACGAGGGTAAATCCGGGCTTTGACGAAAAGAGTCTTCGCATCTGTTTGCCGTAAAAGGAACCCGCCTTGGGGATGTTAACAACCCCCCGATGCGTCGCTCTTCCTGTAACGGCAAGTGTGTTGACAATAGAACTAACTCTTCCATCGTCTCTAACAATTTCGAGTAGCCCTTCAATAATGCCACGCCGTTGACGGCACTGGACTCGTTTTGCGACAAGATTGCCAATTCGTCCTTCAATCCCTTCAAAAGGATCATCCTTGCTGAGCTTAGGGCTTGTTTTGTTACCGTCGTCATCTGTGTTCCACTCTAGAGGCTCCCACCCTTGGTCAAGGAGGAATTGTTTAGTTTCTGCGCCACTGTTTAGGTCTGTAATCCTGAAATTGATCCTACTAAAAGGGCCAACCACGGGACAACGATCAATGTCAATACCAACGTTAGCGCACCAATTAGTAACGCTTTCGGAATACTTCCCGCTTTTGAGGAAGGGTTTTC